TACACAGAGAAAGGGTTCAGTGAAGAACCAAACTACACAGGTATAAGCCGTTCTAGAACAGTCGGTGATGGCATTCAATTAAATGCAAAAAAAATGTATTACTATGATTCAATCGTAAGTAAATACTCTGTGATGTATCTAAAAAATTGGGATAAGATAACAAAGAAATCTTCAATTAAAGGACTATGTGGTATTCAATCGCAGGAACAAGAAGATAAAAAGGATAAAGATGCACCAAAATCTGGGTGGAAGTTCAGCGAAGATATTTTAACAATAGCTGAGGTAGAATACTGGGCGCTACAGAATGGTTTCAAGCCAGAAGTTTTGAAGATTACGAACAAGGGGCGAAAAAATGAAGCAATCAAATACAAAAAACATCAATACGGAGAATATGCGGAGTATCTGCTAACCATATACTGTTGGTGCTTAAATGGTACAAACCCAAAAGACAAAAAGACGAAAAAGTAATTGAAGATTGAAAAAAAAGTATTTGAATTATATAAATGCCTATCATTGACAACCAAGACCTTTACGATAAGGTAAAAAAATACGCTGACACAATATACACAAAGCCTAGTGCTTATAAAAGTGGTTTCATAGTGAAGACCTACAAACAGATAGGTGGAACATACAGTGATGATCATACACCTAAAAATTTGAAAAGGTGGTATAAAGAGGCTTGGGCTGATGTTGGGGATTCAGGGTACCCCGTTTACAGGCCTACCAAACGAATCAGTAAAAAAACACCACTAACTGTTCAAGAGATAGATCCGAATAACTTGAAAAGACAAATCGAACTTAAACAAATTATTAAAGGCGACGCAAACCTTCCAAAGTTTCAAGGAAAAGGTATTGAAGACTATTCGAATCCTGCAAAGGTATTCAAAAAGGCAAAAGAGTATTTAGGAAATAATGTTGAAATTAAACTGTCAACGAACCCAAAGAAAAAGTATATGGTATTAAATCCAAAAACGAACAAATGGGTTCACTTTGGACAGATGGGCTACGAGGACTTTACGAAACATTTGGATTTGTCAAGACGTAACAATTACCTTACTCGGTCCGCTTCAATAAAGGGCGATTGGAGAAAGGATAAGTACAGTAGTAACAATCTATCTAGAAATCTCCTCTGGCTATGAATGGTAAAAATACCATTTAAAGGATAAATTACTGGTATAATAAAAATGGAAGAATTTAAAATTTGTTTTGAGGACTATGAGATTTCAAACCTTGGCAACGTAAGACGTAAGCAGAAAAATGGAGAATACAAAACAGTGAAAGGGTCTGTTTTAAAGAGAGGCGCTGGTTATTTATATTTTCAAATCAACAGATGCAAAAAAAGAACTAACTATCTTTTCCATCATTTAGTAGCAACCCAATTTATTGGCGAGAGACCCGAGGGTATGGTTATAGACCACATAGATAGAAACTCCTTGAACAACAACGTCAGCAATTTAAGGTATATAACTCAAACTGAAAATTGCAGAAACACCGACAGATACATCGCCGAAATACAAGAAACCGAACGTATAAAAAGAAAACCTCTCGTTGACAAACATTACAGAGAAAGGAAGGGAGAAGAACTTTTAGCAAAGAAAAGGGAATACTATAAAAACAATGCAGAAAAACTGAAAGATGAAAATGGGAAATGGAAACACAAAAAGGTAGATGTAATTTGTTCCAATTGTAACCAGCAAAGGCAAATAACCGCATCATCTCAAAGGGTAAGCAAGAGTGATTGGTGTAGACGATGCTCTTCTATTAAAAATTTACAAAAAAAAGAATAAATATAATTGTAACCTTTGGTAGAATTTTAATCTTTTCATAATTTATAAATATGCCCAAAACCGCAAAAGCACCAAACCCTAATGCTGGTATACGTAAAAAAAACAAGGAAACAGTTGTAAAAATTCCATTGATGTCCCAACAAGAGATCGCAATACCGTCTTTTTTCGCAACTCCTGTTTATAATAAACAAACGGGCAATGTTGTAGGGTATTCGCTAGTAAATCCTTTAACGAAAGCAAGAAACCTTTCCAAACGCAGAGGTGAGCCGTCTATCAAATTAATAAGGAAACCTGTTGAGAATATGATACTAATGTCACACTCGACAACACCGATACCTTTAGAGATGTTTAGTAAAAAAGACAGAGAAGTCATTGATCAGCATTTCAAAGTAGTTGAAAGTAATAAAGACAAGGAACTAGAGGAAATACCAAATACTGCTCCTTTTGTTAATAAAGAAAGAGGACGGCCAGAAAAGCTTCCCAAGAATATTGCTGTTAATAAGGAACGCAAGGTTACAAAAAAGAAAGAACCTAAACCAAAGAAGAAAGAAGAAGAAAAGGAAGAAGGATCAGAGCCTGAGAATACTGTTGAAAAATCCAGAAAGAAACCTGTAAAACACCAGACAGATGAAGAACGACTTACGGCAATAAGAGAATCAAAACGTCTATATGCTCAACGGAAGAGAGACCGTCTTAAAAAGGAGAAGGTTGAATCTGAAGGTAAAGGTATTGTTGATACACTTAAAGCCGTTGGAAAAAAGGTTTCTGGATACGTTAATACTATTGTCAAGGGTAGGGACGATTTCCCACCAAAGGTGCGGAATATTCTTTCGTCAAAGGGAAATGAAACCATAACGTCAATGGTTATAGGGAGAACACCCGTTCCGAGTGTTTTAACAAGTATTCTCTCACTAGCATCTGGTGGTCAATTTGGTGCGAATTTAAAGAATTCACCGTACGACCAATTGTTTCATTTATTTTTGAGGATTGAACTAGATGATGGTTCAATAGTATCTTTAGAAAAAAACGAAGTAATCAATATGGACTTAGATCCACCAATTCCGCCAAGTACTGAGATTCAAAAGGTATTACCTATTCCCGAAGGTCTTACTTTGAATTTTATCTTGGATAACGCTCGTAGGATTCAGGGCGGTAAGTTCTTTAAATACTCTGCAAGAGACAACAATTGTCAGGATTTTATTCTTGCTGTTTTGAATGGAAGTAATATTGGAAGCCAATCTGATAGGGATTTCGTTAAACAAGATACAAAGGTACTTTTTGGAAATATGACTGGACTCCGTAAATTGAGCAATACAGTAACAGACATTGGGGCTAAAGTCAACGAGATCACACAAGGACAAGGTCTTTCAAAAAAGAAACAGAAGAAAGAATTTGGTATGATGATTAAACATTTAACAACCCATATTATTGACCCAAATGAGCCTGTTGATAAAAAAGACTATATACAGAGTAAGAAACTTATTGATGATATGCGGCATATAAAGGGCGGTAATGGATTTATATGCTTTTCCGATTTTATGCAATCACCTGAAAGCGAGAGTGATAGCGATACTGATAGTGATTATGACGACAGCGATGAGAGTGCTATGGAAGGCGGTAGTTTAGACTTTGGTAAAATGAAATGGGGTTCATTTACTTCTCAATTCAAAATCTATAAAAGGAAACATAAGAGTATTAAAACTTTAGAAGATTTCGCCGACTATGTAATTAAGAATGAAAACGAGTTTATGCCGAAAACTTTCAAACGGGCAGAATTTTACAAAAATATTATCTTGAATAAAGGTAAAATGACTAAACATAAAAAGGGTAGAGGCGTTGAATCAATTATGACTCCTTCACAATCTATTGAATATATGAAACCTATTGAACACACAGGAACATCATCGACACAAGTAGTAAACGCAAAGAGTATGCGGGGCGGAGGCCTAGGCCTTGGGTTGTATGCTGGTAAAGGTATCCATCATCATTATATTGATGCTGATAGCGATAGCGACAGTGATGACGAAACTCATATAGTTCATATTAAAGGAGGTAAACTAAATAAGATTAGTCAAGCCCTTAACAAGGCGTTCAATCCTACAAAAAATGGTGTCGAACAAGATGCAAAAGTAGTTGGTCATTACGTTATTCCAGCCACAACATCAGCCCTAGGGGGTTTAGCTGGTTCAACCGTTGCTGGACCTCTGGGAGGGATCGCAGGTTCGGCGGCTGGTGCTTATGCAGGTCAACAAATAAACAGAGAACTGGGTATTCAAGGCGATACGTCTTTTGATGGAAAGGGGTTTAAAAAAGGTACACCCGAAGCATATGCTCATATGTCAAAAATAAGGGCGATGCGTAATAAAAAACAAAAGGTTGAAATGAAACACACAGGAAGATTTGTAAAGGGTTCACAAGAAGCAAAAGACCATATGGCAAAACTTCGAGCTATGAGAGGTACAAAATAATGTAAGTGTTCGTTTCAAACAACACAATAAAAAAGAAAGAATACATTAAACTATGTCAGGATTTCAACATCACTTATTTGTCAAAAATGACGACTATATGACACCGAAATCTGCTTGGGAAGACATACGTCATATTATTCCAAAAGATAAGATAATTTGGGAAGCATTCTATGGAGACGGAAAAAGTGGCGAATATTTAAAAGAATTAGGGTTCAACGTTATTAGTGAGCCTGTTGATTTCTTCGAGAATGATCTTGGCGACATAATAGTAACTAATCCACCGTTTAGCCAATGTAAAAAAATACTAGAGCGATTAAAGAAACTTGACAAACCATTTATTCTTATTTTGCCGTCATCAAAAATAAACACTACGTATTTTCAGGCGAATTTTGCGAATAAGGATTTACAAATAGTAATCCCGAAGAAACGAATACATTTTGATAGAGTAGTTGATGGTAAAAAAAACAAAACAAAGAGTAGTTGTAACTTTGATTGTTTTTATTACTGCTATAAACTTGAATTACCCACATCAATAGTATGGCTTCTTTAAATGGTTATTAAACAAAGGGTATAAAACGCCCCATAATCCGAATATTAAGACTTAATCACTTATTTATCACCTTTTTATGGTGTTAAACGATTAATAAAAAATTTTTTATATAGCATTAATCAAGCAAATAAGGCTTATTTATTAACCCTTAACTTAATTAAGGCTATATTTAGGGAATTTCCAAATCTTTAAGAAGGTTTACAGGTATTTCAATGTGTGGGATAGGATTCGAATGATCGCCTTGTCTATAGCATCTAATCAGTGTTGTTTTAAATGTGTTAAAAAGTTCGGCATCATATTCAATATAACAACATTTGTCTGTGAAATTGAAAACAAAATAATGCGATTTATCGGTTGTTATCACTTTATGTAGCGGTATAATAGTTGTGCTATACTTCATTTTTGTGTTTCTGCGACTTTTCAGCTCCCATATATTTCCCGCATCGCTTTCAAAGTCATATTTTAGGTATTCATTATTGTGCCTGACTTTTGTGTTTTGTATATTGACTTCGTCTTTCCAATTATGTTGTAATATTTGTAAAACTTTGTCTTCTTGGTTAAGACCGAAATTAAGATCATTTGATTTGCTTCTTATGGATGACATATTCTAATCAATAGTTACTTTATCAGTGAATTTATTTTCTTTTTTATTAATAAACGAATGAATTTGAAAGAATATATTCACTCAAAGCGATCGTCGCTTTCGGACAGTTCAGTAACTACTTACGCCTCGATTTTGAAAAATTTGTATAAAAGGGTATTTGGCGATGATAAAGATATGGACTTTAAAAAGTTTGAACAGGCCGATAAAATCCTCAAACATTTAGAAGATATGCCTCCCCACAAACGGAAGACTATATTAAGCAGCCTTGTAACTATCACTGATTTGCCTAAATATCGGGAGGCGATGTTGGAAGACGTCAAATCATATAACCAAGAAATTCACAAACAAGAGAAAACTCCCGAACAAGAAGAGTCTTGGGTTTCAACAAATCAAGTTAAAGAGATTTGGGAGGAATTGAAGCGTAACACTGATCTACTCTATAAGAAAAAGGACTTAAAGCCGTCGGATCTTCAAGAGATTCAACAATTTGTTATTCTGAGTCTTCTAGGGGCGATTTTTATACCACCAAGAAGAAGTAAAGACTACGTTGACTTCTTCATTAAAGACATCAATAAGGATAAAGATAACTATTTGGATGGGTCAAAAATGATCTTTAACTCATACAAGACACATAAGTTTTACGGAAAACAAGAAGTTGCTATCCCTAAACCTTTAGCATCAATTTTGAAAAAATGGATCTCAGTAAATCCGACAAAGACACTTCTGTTTGATACATTTATGAATAAACTTACAAACGTCAAACTCAATCAGCGTATCAATAAGATTTTTGACGGCAAAAAAGTCGGTGTCAACCAATTACGACATACATATTTGACCGATAAATACGCTTCCCATAGTAAAGAACAAAAAGAATTAAGTAATGATATGACAAAAATGGGTTCATCAACTAATATGGCCGATACGTATATTAAACTGGATTAATTCCTATACTTGATATCCACAGGTATTTTCATCATATCATTTATACCTTTACCCTTCTCGTCTTCATCCATTATTTTATCACTTAAGACATCTATTTCTTTGCGTTTGCTCGGGTCATCGGATTGAAAAAACATTCGTAAAATATACTCGTTTTTCTTCCAATCTACGCTTTTATTCAAGTCGTCAAAATATGACATAAAGGCGTCAACGTCTTGATAAAGGTCTTTGCATCTGTGTTGCCAAGTATTGATGTAATGTAAAAATGCACAGCAAAAAAACCCACAGGCGTTATTCATTAGTGACTGAATATCCTTATTAGTATATGGGAGGTATTTGGCACAGTTGTTTTTTACAAACTTGATTATGTCTTCACTAGGAGGGGCACCATAAGGATCGAAAAAAATAGGTTCAATAGCTCCAGAAGGGTATTTGTTAACTTGGAGACAAGTCCAATGGCTTCCCTCGTTTTCGTTTCCTTCTTCGTCCAGAGAGTTGTCGAGGTTAATGATATAAGAAGTGTTGTATTTTAATACTCTTGGCAGTTCGTCTTTGAAGTAAACGCCTTCTAGTGGGAAGTTCATCTTTTTCGAAAGTTCTTTGAGTTGGCCATCTGTTAACATAGTTTTAACTTATCAAAAGAAAAAAATAAAATTAAAATTTCCCTTAAGAATACAATCCACCACCTTTGCTGAACTTTTGATAAGCAGGTGGTAATGTGTGTTGAAATTGGAAGTTAGACGAGAATGGTTGGCTTTGAAGTGCGGGAGGAAAATGGTATTGACTTTGTGCAAAAGACGCACCTCGACCAATACTTCCTACTTCTCTACGCAAACCAAATCCATACATCCCACCCCTTTTACCAAAACCGTTATCAATACCTGTATTATACGTATTTTGTAGACTGGCGACTCTGTTGGCATCTAAAGCACCTTGTAGTTTCTGGGCTTCTGCGTTTTGTATTGTGGCTTCAGCTAGTTTTCCGTATTGGGTTCCTAAATCGGAATTCAAACGATTGAGTAAAATATTTTGATCTACAGCACCCTGAAGGCTCTCTGGTGCAATTCTATTAATAGGGCCACCGACGTTATTACGGGTTTGTTTAGGGGGGGCTTGGTACTTGCTAGGATTATCCAAATAGTCAACACCCAAAGCTCCTAAAGATCCAGCGGTTCCGTATATCAAGGGTATAGCCCCAGCTCCTAACCCTCCTGAGGCTACGGTTTCTAGTCCCGCCAAAGAAGTGGCACCAGCTCCAAGTCCTGCCAACAAGGCACCTTTCGCTAAAGGTTTTACGGCATCGCCAACTTTATATGCTATTTGTTTGAGACCCCTTTTTTCAAGGGCCTTATCAAACTTGTGCCCAAAAATACCTTGCCCTTCCATTTCTGTCGAGGCTTCTTGATTAGTTGCAATTTCTTGAGGAGTCAATTCTATCTCAATACCCTTGCCTCTGTTAAACGTTTTTGTTATCTCGCTAATTCGGCTTGGGTCAACGATTAGATTGAACCCTTTCCCTTTCATCGCTGGTTTAATTCTTACTTTATGCCCATTTCTTAGCCTCGAAAGCTGCTTTGGACTTACATCAATTTTTACAGAATGCATTTATTATATACTAAGAAAAAAATAGTGGAGAAATTTTAATAAATAAATAAAGCATTTTTTAGACTCTTGCACCCGAAAGGATATCAACCGAAACTGAAACACCGTATTCAATGAAACAAAACAAATCAAGGGCAACATTTGAAGTGTTAGTACCAATGATCTGGATGCTCTTAGGGACCGATTCTTCAACGGGCAACATTCTACTGACGTTCACATAGTAGTAACAATAGTTGTTTTCAAAACCCAAAGAATTGAATAAACCACTAGTCAAGCCATCGGTCATTCCTCCGTTTACAGCATTGCAACCATAGAGCTGATTGTTGAACTGTTCGAATGATCTGACTTGAGTATTATAGATTGCGTTCTGACCAGAGACAACAACGTTAAAGTTTGTCAACAAACACAAGGGCGAAGTCGTTCCGCAACCCGCAGTGTCAAAAGGACTCTGATATACTGGAATACCTTGGGGCAATTGTGTGTTGTTGGTGCTACTTGCGGAATAGAACGGAATGATTAGCACTGACTTGACATTAGCAATACCATTTGTTAATAGCGAATTGAATTGACCAGCTCCTCCACCAGCGACGTTTAGAACTTGGTATTGGTAAACATCCGTATAATTAATTTGCTTAATTGGACTAGCAAGATAAGATTGCTCAAATATCGGGTTGAAATCGTACGCAGGGACATACAAATAAATGCTCTGAGCACAAGGTGACGGTAAATAACCCGCAAAATTTGAAACAGAATTCAACAATGCTCGGCCACCAACCTGTAAAGTCAGAAGATATGGCGCTACTGCCCCAGTAACAGTTACTGCACCACATTGGGCCCCGCCACTCTGTGCGTTACCAGATGAAAACATAATTGGCAAAACACCCCCGACAGGTACTGAACTGTTCAAAAGCGTCACTGCCGTAGTAACAGGTACGGCCGCAGCGGTACCAACCACATTTACCGTTGAAGAACAGTTATTCAGCGTTAAGGTCATTTTCATAAAAACGCCTTTTAGAAGTGGTGTCATCTGGAAAAAACTGTGTAAATGTTTAAGGTAGATCGTCGCACTAACTGCGATTTGTAAAATACCTCCCACTGCATTGTTAACCTTGTTGTAAATATAAGATTTCCATAGTTGATTTACACCCGCAACGGGAAGAAGGGCAGTATATGGAGCCGTTGAAGCGTTGTTAGCCTGATTCGGGATACCATCGGGATCAAAATTGATAAATTGAATTCTGTTGTAATATCCGATATTTCCATAACCACTTTGGTATGCGTTAAAAAAATCCTGATTTTGATTTACTGGAACGTTGGGGATAGTTGTGTTATTACACACACCCGTACCGTTTGGCGTCGCTTGGGCGATAGTATTGTAAGTCCAAGTAAGAGGATCATCTGGATAGAAACCAATGGTACTACCTTGAGTAGCGACGTCGTTCCAAGAAAGTGAAGTAAGTAGTTTGAAGGTATTCCACATATTGATAAAGGGCGTTTGCTGAATAATAGTTGTACCGTTATAGTCTAAAGTGAATGAGTGTACAACGCTTCCATACCAATTTTTCAGACCAACTGCATAATCATCAGCGTTTTGTTGTGTATCAGGTGTAAAAGTTCCCGTTGTTGTTGAAAGCGTAAGCATCATAGGGACAAGAATATACGCTTCTCTGTAAGACATATATCTGTTACTGTTTGACAGCTGAGATGTGTCGATAATACTCTGGTTTGAACCATAATTGGTATTCATATTGTCGAGAATGTTCAGCCAACTTTTTCGTACGAAAACATTCGGAGAACCCGAGACTTCTTGAGAAAGATCAAAAATTAGTTTATCGCCGCCGTTCATAGTTTTATTTTAGTGGGAGAAAAAAATCATTTCCTAAAGATTAAATGTAATATTCTTCTCCTTTTTACCTCGTTTGGTTTTTGCTAAAAGATTCCCAAGTTTGACATTAACGCTTTCTCGACTTCTTCCTAAACCGCCACCAATACTATTAATTTGGGCATATGGGTCTACGCCTGTCGTTTCAAAATAGTCTAAAGGGCTATCGTAACTACTACCCGAACCAGAACCACCTTGTCTTAAAAGTACCGACCCGTTACCTCCTCCTATAATATGTCGAGCTGATGAAATACGTAATGAAGAACCGCTAAAGGGTAGTACTGCCTTATGAATCGTTCGCATTTATTGTAGTGTGTATATTTTATTTTTAAAGTCATTCCATCTTCTGCCTAATACGTTTTCTTAAATTTCGGAGTCTTAGGGTATTTATCATCAAGGTATTAATCAGAGTAAACTGTTTTTGGTTTTCGGTCTCTTTCGCAAGATCGCAACCCGTCTTAATATCTTGTAATAGTTTAGCCTGTTCCTTTTGAAGGTCGTCGTATACTTTGTCTAAATAAGTCTCGGTGATATCACTAGTGAACATATTGGCTATATAATTAATAGGATTTTTATTTTACAAGTACTTCACTACCTTCCTTAATAGTTAACAGGATTGTCATCTGTGGATCATTAATTTGGATTGGTTGAAGATTTGTTCCTAAAAACTGTAGCCTCAGCTCGTTGTATGTTCCATCAATCAAATTATTCCACATAAATTGTGGAGGCCGTTCTGTGATCAGGGTACCTACGGCACCTTGAGGAACTAGAGCGTAAATAATCGATGACGGTAAAGCGTAAGGATTGTTAATATTACTAATAGAGAAATAAATTGAACTATTTGGCTGTACGTTTGGCGCTTGTGTTGAAAGACAACTAATAGTTCCAACGGAATTCTTAGCAATAAGGTCTTGTCCAGAAGGCGGTACGTAAGCATTTCCTGTATTATCAGGAGTTGCGAACCCAGCCGTAAATCCTAAAATTACGTTCAATGCATAGGGTATTGTGATAATCGGGTTAAAGGATACTGTTGGCAATCCACCGATCGGGAAATTTGAAGGGTATGTGTATCCTGTCGGCAAAGTTGTTGGGACTAAAAAGGTATTTATTTGCACAGCATAACGGGTTGGGTTTAGTAAAAATTCGCCATAGTACGCATTTAGACCATTTGAGTCAATCAAATAGGTTCCGTTTGCTATGAAAGTATACTGTAAAAAAAGATTCAAATCACTGACTTCATAAAGACCATCAGGAATGATGACGTTGTAGGTTGTAGTTGTAGAACCAGAAACCCAAGTATATGAGAAGGTGTTGTTTGAAAATGATGATTGAATGTTAAACCAACTGTAGTACATCGACACCGAACTCACTGCGATCTGATTATTCTTAAAGAGTACCGAGTTCGGGAACTTGTAAACCAGTTTGTTGTTTTCTCCATCTTGAATAAGATTGTCTTGATTAAGAACGATAACTCTCATTTTAGATTATGTTAAGATTTTATTTTTGAAATGGTATACTGTGTGGCATTTTAATATTGTGACCCTTACGATGGAATACCTTATCACCTTTTTTTGTGGTGAATGCCATATCTCCTAAATGTGTCCTCGATTCCGTTCCGATCTTTGAAGTGAAATCCATATCACCTTTGTGTGTTAAAGAAGGACTGCCTTTGTGAAAGCCTTCGCCCTTTGAACCTTGGTACTGAGTCCTTGCTAGATTTAGAGCGTTTGGTGTTTGCGCCGCTCCGAAAAAGAAGGGTGTTTGTCCGCCAAAACTTCGCATCTGGGTCACACTGTTTAGTGTATAAGGTTGAGCTACCTTTGGGTTGTACGAATATGAAAAGCTCATTGTTTTTTAGTAATTGTAGATATTTTTTTCTAAAGGGTTCCTAAAAAGTCCCCGCACAAGTTTGCGGAAAAGTGCACAAGTTAGCTCCGATTTTGCACAAGTTAGCTCACTTTTTGCACAAGTTAGCTCCGTCTCTGCACAAGTTAGCGAAACCATAAATAAATTGTTGTTTTATCCTTCATAAGGTTGTTATCATAAATGCTTTGGTTATAAGTAAGTGAAAGGGTTATTTTTATGACTTCCGCAAACTTGTGCACCAAAAACAGGATTTCGGCCTAGGGAAAATAAAAATATTTTTTTCGAAAAATAAAAAACTTTTTTCCAAAATGAAAAAGAACCCCTGCACAAGCTTTTTTTGCACAAGTTTGCGGCGGTGGGGTTTTCGCTAGTTTCCTTAAATTTTAGCCAAAGCATTTATGATAACAACCTTATGCGGGATAAAACAACAATTTATTTATGGTTTCGCAAACCTGTGCACAGACTAGCGCACACCTGTGCGGGGCGATTCATATTAGTTTGTTTTATAAAATTATTTTAGAAAGAAATTACAAAAGAAAGTAATGAAACATTTACCATACGATTTACAAGCTGAACTTTTCAGAACAGCACTATTACGCCACCCGTTTGTTGTCAACAGCAAAAACATACGTAGTTACATACTTATGAACCAGATCGTTGATATGTTGGAATCTGATACGGGTTTCAAAGATTTTGCCGATATTTACGAAGAGGATATTCACATAAAAGAGATTGATAAGGTACACTATGAAGTAAGAGTACCTAACAGGAAATGCAAACATTCACTACCATACTGTTTTGAAAATGCACCATACAATAAGTACTTGTTTATGGTTGGTACTATCGACGAAATAAAAGAAGAAGCGAGAGAGCATTTAACCGATTCAATAACTGGAATATGCCCTTCCATTTTATACCAAGCGCATTTAGGAGCCGTAGGAGAACCCGTAAAACAAAGCGATACTATCTTCGACAATAGTACTTGCCCAATATGTCTTGAAGAGTACTCGTCTAGTATAATTAAAAATGTAGCCCTCTGTGGCCACTGTCTTTGTTTAGACTGTTTCAATAGTGTGAAAACACAAAACCCTTCAAAATGTCCAGAATGTCGTAAGCAATGGTCTTATAAAAAGGTATATACTGAGGACGAAATATACAACCTAAGTGTTAAAGAGGAAACCGAACAATTGCTTGAAATCGTTGATGAAGAGATACTCTTAGATTTGATGATTGAAGACGATAATTTCAAATGGATGGTTGGATGTGATGAAGAGTATACTTTTGAGGATGACATACCTTGCAAATATAATGATCGCTGTGATTTTGAAATTGTTGCAATTGGGGTAAATATTTTTATCGCAAAGGAATAAATCGTCGTTAAAAAACCGTATAAAATAATATAAAGACCCTTTAAGAAACAATATAAAAAGAATGGAATCGGAACTACCTGTAACACCAAAAGTTGACAAGCGTACATATATGCGAGACTATAAGCGTAAACAGTATCAAGAAAAAAAAGAGGAAATGCAACAAACCAATAAGGTCTACTATTATAAGTACAAATTCAAGGCGTCATCAGACGAGATGCACAAGTTCAAAGATATTCTTCCAAACGTCTTAAAATTGCGCAAAGAGCTAGACGGGATTCTCCAAGTCCGTCCTGAACTCATCAACGAGATCCTCGAGCCGTATTTACAAAAAACCGATATAAATTAAT